ACATCCGAAGAGGTAAACCTCCACACAACGGGCATGACTGAAATCGACAGGCCATGGTGTTATCACAGTTTTGACAGACATGAATCACACGATCTCCAGAACGAACATTCGAACACGCAGGACACAGTTCATCGTATCCGCAGAGAGAAGCACAGAGTGGGCATCGGTCATCGTCAACATTTTTGATGTCTTGATAGTCAACGACGGTTCCCATCCGGTTCTCAAACACGGAACGTAGATTAGAGACAGAAGACAGTTGAACACGTTGGTCCAGGTCAACAGGCACACCCATTAGATGGGCAACCAGCTTCTCTAGCTCAACGATTCGAGAGGACAGATTTGGCGCGTACGTCAAATACTGCAAGAAGTCACGGCTGAGTTCGGACATGGGACCAAGAAACTGCTGAGACGATATCTGTCCAACCTGACGGAAGAAAACTCCCCGATTGGAAAAATGAAAGTCAAGGCAAATTCCCTTGTTCCCAGGCCCCTTCACGACAACTAAACGACCCATTCCAGCGTAGCCTGTTTCAGGTTCTCCCCAGATGGTTTTGCATGTAGCGGGATCATAGACACTCGGTGTGCTATATTCATCCCCTCCAAGAGCGGCCCCATCTGTACACCAAGAAACATCTTGAGTGACATCATATCCAGTGGATAGAGTCACAGCGCCGTTGTCAGTTGTCAAAGTGACTTGATCAGTATTAGCTGTAAGCGAACAAGATTCAAATCCGGTTTCAGACAGAAGGAACATGAGATCATTCGGTAGAGTGAATCCCAAGGGGTCAAGAGAAGGGATAATCCCAAACTCATGAAACTGCAAGGTACGAGACGAAACAAATACATCACAAGAGATTACATTGTTAGGATCAACAGATGCCGTAAACGGCTGAAACAGAATAAAGTACAAAACCCCAGTGTTCTCGCTCATCCGCAGAAACGGCCGATCGGAGATAAACGGTATCTCAAACATCACTTCCATCTCGTTTGATGGATTAATGATTAGTTTGTGCGAATACTGCATTATCTCGATCTTTGTCGGTGTCGGGTCATCAATCTTCGCTCCTGGTACAAACAGGACAGCAATCTTCATTTGCTGGAGGATGGTTTTCGTGAAGACGAGACGCAACATTATTGTGCCCCTCCAAAACTGGAAGAGCGCGGCCATGAATGAAATTCTAGAAGAAGCTCCCGGAGGGTGAAACCGATTTGGACTAACGGTGAACGCGTCCAAGCGGGTACCCACCTCGACATCGGATGTAATCGTAAACGACGACACCAATGTTTCTTGCTTCAGAATGTCATCGATGGACCTTTCTGATGTGGCCTGTAGCTGACTGACGGCAACAACCCCTGAGGGTTTCGCAGTGATAAGAGGTACA